TTGAGGAAATCAAGACCCTCGATCATAAGGGAAGTTTTTGCAACCAGGAATTTGCCCAGAAAGGTCTCCGCACCGCTTTAAGCATCGTGGAGATCGGAGATTATTACAGTGGAGCATTTTGTGTCAAAAGCAAGATGTTTTTGGTTCCTGCACACATTCTTCCGCAGGTCCCCACTGAAGCCAAATTTAAGACTACGTCAGGTAATTTCTCAACTGTTATTAACAGGAAGAGGTGTTATATTATTCCCAATACTGATGCAGCACTAGTGTATGTACCAAATGCACAACCAGCCAAGACCATGATTAAACATTTCGAACCAGATTACGTTCGACACCCAGTTATGGCAGTCATGCATGGAGTTGATGATAAACTCAAGCCCTTCAAAGATGAATTGATGTGGCAACATGCAAACGACGTGCACAACGGCATTGCCGTTTTCCCAGGTTCTTTTTATACGTTACGTGCTATGGAAACGTACGAAGGGATGTGCATGGCACCCATTGTGTCAGATACAGTGGAAAAGAAGATTTTAGGATTCCACATTGGAGGAGTTACTGGCACCAGGCGAGGTTGCGGCTTCGCTCTTACTAGCGCACAACTTACTAGCGCATGTGCTGAGTTGATCAAGCTCAGCCCAACTTTTGTTGAGGCACCGCAGGCAGCAGAAATCCCAGATTCTATGATGGGAAAGGAATATGCTGTTAGTGGAACAGTCCACAAGAAATGCCCAACAAACTTTATCTCAGGAGACCCGGCGATTGTTGCCTACGGCACAGTTACTGGGAAGGCGAAATTCACCTCTCGAGTAATCGAGACGCCTATTTCTAAGATAGTGGAGGAAGTGACCGGTGTTCCTAATGTGCATGGTCCACCTAAATTCGTTAAGCCAGTTGAGCTGGAAAATGGAAGGGTAGACACGCAGAGTTGGAGACCGTGGTATGAGTCACTAGAGGTATGCTCTAAACCATCTGTGGGATTTGATCCCGTTAAGGTGGAAGTAGCTATGGATGATTACCTAGCTGAAATTGAGCAGATGTTCAAGCGAGACAGTTCTTTACATCTCGCTGAAATGAGACCCTTATCACACCAGGAAACCATTTCTGGTATTGAGGGCAGGCGTTTCATCGACGCAATGGTCACGAAGACTTCTATGGGCTACCCCATTGGAGGTCCTAAGGCGAAGTTCTTGGTAGATCTACCACCTACTGATGAACATTCTTGTCCACGGGAGTTTACTCCTGAAGTACAGGCTGAAATCGCTCGAGTGTTAGCTACGGCTGATTCTGGAGAAATGCTTAACATGATTTTTGGAGCCAGTCTTAAGGACGAACCAACCAAAATTACAAAAGACAAGGTGCGTGTATTCCAAGCTGCACCCCTTGCACTTCAATATGCTATTAGGAAGTACTTTTTACCAGTAGCACGTTTCCTATCACTTTACCCACTTGTATCGGAGACAGCAGTTGGAGTAAATTCTCACGGACCCGAGTGGGATGAATTGTCAAAATTTATGGCAAAGTTTGGAGATGATCGGGTCATTGCTGGAGACTATTCAAAATATGATCTCCGTATGCCAGCTCAGTTGACTATTTCAGCCTTCTCTATTATGATGAAGATCGCGACTTGGTCTGGCAACTATACATCTTCTGACCTTAAGAGGATGAATGTTATTGCGCACGAAGTGTGCACGCCTTTGGTGGCTTACAA